ACACAGCCCGGGCTCGAGAATGCGGAGCTAGACGAAACAGCCACCCGGGAAATGATGTACGACTACATGAACGGCCTCCAGCGGTACATCGCCCTCACGGGCATGACCGCCAAATCGTTGGCCCCACAGATCAGCGACCCCACCAGCACGTTCGAGGCACAGATTAAGGCTATCTGCATCATCATCGGCGTGCCCTACCGTGTGTTCATGGGCACCGAGGAGGCCCGGTTGGCAGGCGAGCAGGACACCAACGCATGGAACGGGCGTTTGGCCAACAGGCAGGCCCGTTATGTGACGCCCATGCTCATCAACCCGTTCATCCAGCGGTTGCTCGACTACGGCGTGCTTGTGCCACCGGCAGAGGAAAACGGTTGGACGGTTGAGTGGCCAGATGCCCACACACCGAGCGAGTTGCAGCGTGCAGAGGTGGCCAGCAAACGGACGGAGGCGTTGGCCAAATACGTGGGCGGCGGCGTGGACACATTGATACCACCGTTTGAATCCCTGACCCACATTGCCGGGCTCGAGAAGGATACGGTGGAGGCCATACTGGACGCAGCGATTGACCACATCCAAGAGGTGGACGATGACGAAGCCATAACACCGGGCAGGTTGCCAACACCGGAGGAGTTGCAGGACGTAGCACCTACCGGCGAGGGT